ACTCAATTAATTCAAGTTTATATTTGAAATTTTTGACTCTTTCTACTGCTGAACCGTAATGTACAAAATTTGAAAAGTCTCTGTAATTTATATTTAATTTAATTCCTGATAATGATCCTGAAAAATAATTGTCTACTAATTGTTGTGAAGTAGACATGTTTTCAGATAATAAATCATTCCAAGATTTAAAATTAGTAGCGATAGAATTACCATCATTACCTTCTAATTCAAAATTAGGAGCTGCTAATGTAGTAACTGGGTCTCCTATATGTTTAGGTACAATTGATACTGAATCTATTGTAGGAACTAAAATTTCTTCAGAAAACCAAATTTTAGATTTTTCTCCGTATTTAGAAGGAAGTGGTTGGTAAAGTTTAACAATTATTTCAGGTATGTCTGAATCTATATCAAATCTTAAATTGATAACTTGATAAGTTTCATTAAATCCAAAGTTAATAACGAATGAATCAAAAATATCATCACGTTTTAATTCTTCCCATCTTGATTTAAACGCAGATAATTGAGATACTAGACCTGGACTTGATTGTGATAATTGAACTCTTAATTCTCTTCTAGAAGGCGATATTTCTTTTATAAAAGCTTTTTGACCTTCATAAGATCCTAAAAGATTATCAAATAAATTATATACAATTTTATACTGACCTCTTGCAATTCCTAAAGTTTCTAACTCTTTAACATTGTCAATTGATATATGTTGATATGCTACCTTTTGAGAGGTAGTATCGTTGTTTTCAATTGAATATAAAGTTTTATGATTACCTGTTAAATATACCCCGTCTGGAGTATAAACGTGCATTTCTAAATTAGGCTGCGTTCCTTTTTTAAATGTAATAGCAAAATTCCTTACATCTAGAAGTTCTTTATCAACAGTTTCTAACCTGGATGCTTGAGTGGCTCCGGTTGATTTTAGAATTTCATTCTGATTTGTGTAAACTGTCAGCATTTATATTTGTCTTTAATATAAATATCAAAGTTAAAGATTGTAGGTATTAAAATGCGTATGATGACCACACTAAAGATTTTCCTTCATATAGATTTAAAATACCATTGTCATCTAAAACGACTTTTGCTAATTTTGATAATTTAGTTCTTCCTGAACCCCAAACTACATCCCAAGAAGGTTTAGTTTTAGCTAATTCAATTTGACCTTGGCCATCATTATCTGTCGCACCTGGAAAAATCCACATTACATAAGGAGCTCCGCTGGCTTCTATAGGAAGCGTTGAGTTTTTAGCATTTGCTGCTTTATATGTTCTAGTATCCCATATTACTCCTCCTTTTGGAGAAGGTTCATATACAGTAACTGTTTTAGTAACATCTTTATATACACGAAAGTTAAAAAATCCACCGTCTGGTACCCATTCTTTAGTAGTAACTTGTTTTGTTACTGGCACTACTGGTCCGTCTGGAGCTGTAATTGTTAAAGCAAATCCACCTGGCCCTCCTCCATTACCATATGCAATTTTTAATGAATGCCATCCTTTAGTTAACAAAGCTTTTTGACTAGTTACATTAGGTATACTAGTTGTGAATCCTTGATTATCAGCGACTTTTACATTATCTATAGATACAACACATGAATCGTCAGCAGTTGTATTAAATCCATAATTACCGTCCCTTTCTATATATACATCTCTTTTAAAGATGCCGGTTGTATTTTCTTCATTAGACGTCGATGGCCAAATTCCATATGTATTTTGAAATGTACCCCATGCTGGATACGATCGATCTACAAAACTAACTTGATCACTATCAACTACTGATTTTTGAAATTGAACTTCTGGAGTGGTATTTGGCAATGGTATACCATTTTCGTCAAACTCTCCTGTATAAATTGTAAAGTTTCCAGTGCCTTCAATAACTGCTATAGCTTGTCTACCTTTAGATAATAATCTATCTTTAGCAGTTCCAGATACTAATGAACTTTTTGCCATTAATGTATCAGGTATTTTATTAACTAATACCTTAGGTGTCATTTTAGCTTTTGCTTCTAAAGTAACAATTTGTTCATTTAATCTATTTATCTTTTCAGTATCTAATTGATTAGTAGCTTGCAGTTCTGCCTTTACTCCCTCTAATTCAGAAACTTTATTAGATAAATCTGCAATTGTAGTATCAATTAAAGTAGGTAAAAATTCTTTAATTTCAATGTCGACAACTTGATTGAATTTTTCTTGAGAAGGTTTTGTAGTATTTAAGTTTATAAAATTTCTAACTTGACTTAAATCTTTATTATTATCAATAACAGTCTGCCCTACAGAATTTTTTTCGTAAGGATTAAATTTTATATTTACTACTTCAGAAGGTTTTATTTCTCCAGTAAATACTTTATCTCTGTCAAATTCATGTAACTCGTATATTGCCATTTTATTTAACTATTTTAAAAATAAATTCATTTGATGAGAAGTATTCAGTAAAATCTGTGAAATTTGCTTGAATTTCAAATTTATAATATCTTTCAGGATACATCATAGTCGTGTAAAAATCGAAATAACTTCCTGAAGTATTAGTATTAATTCTTGTTGCGCTGCTATAAGGAATAATTATTTGATCACTATGAGCATCTTTAATTTGATAATATGAATTTTGAGGCAATGCTTTAATTCCAGCAAAATTTGAATTTTGTATAAATGAAGGTCTAGGATATTTAGGCCTAGCTGCAATTAATATTCTGTTCTTTTTATCTTTTAAAAATTCAGCTTTGAAAGATCTTACATATACAATTGGATCATCTTCGTAAGTCATTTGAGTTAATGACCCTGTATTATAAGTTAAACTTCCTGTCCAACTAATATATAAATGAGGCTCATAGACAGTGTGAGTGTCTGAAGAGTGTACTTGAATATTTGTTAGTGGAGTATTTGATCCTGTTAATTCAGCTCGTTTCAATGTAATTGCTACTCCATTATTAGTATATACATTATTTGCCCAATTTTTTACTATTTGAGTGATATCTAAATTAATATCATCTTGAGTTTTATAACTAAAAGATTGAGATGCGATTGAAGCAGTGAACCAAGCTCCACCACCTGCTGTCGTATTGAATTGAATAGCAGTGCCACTTCCAGATGTCCATTGTGCAGACCCTGTCCCTTGAGTATAAATCCAAGTTGCTCCGTCTGAAGGTGATGATTGATTTTGAATTCCTGCAGGAAAATAATGATATCCTGAACCGTTAGTCCAATTAATTGATAATGCTTTTGCTTCTATTGTATGAGAAGCAGGCAATTCATATTCTTGAGCTGTATATAATTTTAAACTAGCAGATATGTCATTAATAGAAATTCCATTTTGTGATAAAATTGTAGATAATTGCGAAATATCAAATTTCATTAATATTCTAGATTCAGTTAAATCACTTGTAGTTGAATCTCCTTCTTTTCGAAGTTCTAATATTTGATCAAGTCCTGCATTTCTATACGGATCTTTTTCATATATGGTTGTATCTTGTAATGCTGGTGTTGACCAAATCATAATTTAATTTTTTTTATAGAGAAACTACTTTACCTACTATATCTGAATTAGGATATTTTACTTCAAAAACACTTGGATCTAATGAAGGATAAATTACTCCTGCTTTTGTTGCTGCTGGAATGTCATATACATTACCTGAATATCCATCTGTGGTATTATATAAATTAACTACCCTCACAGAGGTTACTGACTGAACTCCTTCTACTCTATCCAATTCAGTGTATATTTTTGACATTACTATCGGCTGATTAATTTGCCATACTTTATTGTCGAATATAGATTTCATTTTATCAACACATTTGATAAGCACTTCATTTGAATTATATTCAGGTAAAGTAATTATTTCAAAAGTGATTCCGATATTAATTACAAATGCTGTTTTAATATTTACAGCATCAGTTAACATTCTATATTGGTTAATGTATGTTTTTAAGTTTTCTTTTACTGCTGGATTCAATTCAACTAAATTTCCATCTTTATTATATCCTAAAGTATATAAGTTAATTGCTAACGGGTTTGGAATCATCTGCTGTCCATTATCTGTATTAATTTGCTGATCTTGAATTACATAAGCTTTTGCTACTGACCCGAATTTAGAAGGTAATGAATAACATCTAATAATATAATCTTGTGCTGTTATCGCTCTCTGTTGAGTAGCAAATGTTGCCATTGCATTTTGTCTAATTTCTTCTAAAGTCTCTTCACTCTTTCCACCTGATGCAGGAGAAGGATTAGTACATGCTACTGAAGCTTTAATCCTTTCTACTAACGCACCATCTAAGTTTTGAGAATCTATTTGATATTCTATATTAGCAATATTTTTTAATGTTCCGGCAGCTACATTAGATTTAAGACCTCCTCCTGTCGTATATTTAACAGTTAGCGTTGTATTAGAAGGAGCTTAACCAGATGTTTTAGTGTACATAAAGTTTGAAGGATCTATTGGATGGTCAAATTGAATTTGTAATCCATTT